GAATCCCATAGCGAAAGCCAGGGATTCGGAACAAAACTTGAGTTCTCTACGACCGAGAATACAAACAAAGCAGGCGCGGCAGATTTAGCACACACAAATAAAAACATCGTATTTCAAGGCACAACTATCACAACAAGTGATACACTAAAGATTGATGATGATTTAATCGTAACAGGTGACATTGGTAATAATGGTTCAGAAGTAGAGTTTAACGACAATATAAAAGTTAAAGGAAATGTATCAAGCAAGATAACAACTATCGGTGACTTTGATAGTTCTGGTTCTCCATCTTATGCGTTTTCTGGTATTCAGCTTGACGCAGGTGATGTTGCTTGGCCAACTATTGTATTCAAAGAATATGCAGGCACAGATGGCGGTGGTAATAAACCAGTCAATCTATTTACAAATCCAGGCTTTGAAACAGAAGTATTTGGAGGCACACCAGCTTCACCAGCCGCACTTGGTGATGCAAAACGTATTTTAGCAGTCAATGGTAACGCGGCAAATGGCGCAACTCTACCAGGCTTAGCAAACATTCGTTTCCTCGGCCAAACGGTTGGGACTCAATCCGGATCTAACAGAGGGTCGGAGTTTATTTTCCAAACGACACCGGCAAATGAAACAACTATCAGAGAGACATTAAAACTAACTGATGGTAACATTGTTCGTATCGGTGAAAGCGGATATGATAGCGGTCATGGTATTATTGGTGCTCAAGGTGGTGACTTAAAACTTGGTGATAGATTAGATACAAACTCTAATAATATTATCAACAGTGGTGGCGATGTAACAGTAGATGATAATCTAAAAGTCAATACAAACTTAACAGTAGATGGTAATACTATTTTAGGTAATGATGCAACCGCAGATACAGTAACCGTAAATGGTAAAATAACAGCAAATGGTGGTTTAGTTCTAACAAACTTAACAACAGCAGAAGCTAACTATTTCGCAGGCTTAGGTATCATCGATGAAGGTGCAATATCTTATATCAGCGATGGTGATAGCGGATCAAAATGTATAGCTGTATATGATGGGAGTAACTGGAAGCGTATCAGCTTAGGTTCAAACATATCGAGTTCATGATGATTAAAACGGCGAAAACAGAAAGGGCAGAGACATTGAATAATGATACAGATACAGAAATCGCTCTGTTAAAGCGTGACGTTGAAACAATAAGAGATAATCATCTTAAACATATGAAAGACGATATAGACCGAATAGAACGTAAAGTAGATAAGATTGACAATAGATTATACTGGGTGCTTGGAATACTTGTATCCACACAAATAGCCAGTATGATAGCAAATATGATTTAAAACCTAACCAAGGGTTAAATGGGAGGAGACACTCTATGTCAGAGGAAAAAGAGACAAAAAAGAAAGGTGGAAGACCTCGTAAAGAGATTGATACTGAACTATTGTATAAACTCGCACAGATGCATTGTACGATGCAAGAAATGGTAGATATAATAGGCGTATCAGAAGACACGTTGAAAAGACGCTTTGCGGGTATTATAGACAAAGGGAAAGCACAAGGCAAAATGAGACTTCGTAGAAAACAAATAGAAGTAGCAATGTCTGGAAACGCGGCCATGTTGATATGGCTTGGAAAGAATATGCTTTTTCAATCTGATTCCCCGATATCAGAAGATGATACTGGGATTCTACCTTGGAACGATGATGCCACTGAATGAACCACAACGTGCAGTAGCAACATGTCCAAAAAGATTTCGGGTGCTCGTAGCAGGGCGCCGATTGGGTAAAACGTTTTTAGCCATCAGAGAGTTGGCAAGATTTGCGAGATACCCAAACAAGAAGATACTATACATATGCCCGACATATCAGCAGGCACGTGATATTATCTGGGCTGATTTAAAGGATAGGTTATCACGCTTAGGCTGGATAGCCGGAACTAATGAAAGTAGATTGGAGATAACACTGATAAACGGATCGACAATAATGTTAAGAAGCGGTGACGCAGGAGAGAGGTTGAGAGGACAAGGCTTTGACTTTGTTTGTTTTGATGAGACTTCTGACCTTCAACCGGCACTTTGGCAGGAAATAATACGTCCGGCTCTATCAGCACAAAAGCCCCCAGGACATGCATTGTTCTGTGGCACCCCGAAAGGGATCGGAAACTGGTTTAAGGATCTGTATGACTTAGGTAAAACAGGCCCTGACTGGGCGAGTTTTCAATATCGAACTATTGACGGCGGTAATGTTCCAGAACAAGAGATACTTGAAGCTAAACGTGACCTCGATGAGAGAACATGGAAGCAAGAGTATGAAGCATCTTTTGAAACTTTTTCAAACAAGATTGCATACAACTTTTCTGAGGACAATGTTCGAGAATGGATTCCGTACCCAGCGAAACAACTCATCGTTGGATGTGATTTCAACGTTGAACCTATAACCGCTGTCATCTATGTAAGGACTCAAGATGGGTTACATGCTATTGATGAAATAGTCATGTCGGGCTCACACACTGAGGAACTTTGCACAGAAATAAGAAACAGGTATCCAACACAACAAATCGTAGTGTTTCCGGATCCTGCAGGCCAGGCCAGAAAGACCAGTGCCGGTGGCAAAACTGATATCTCTATTTTACAAAACGCTGGCTTCATAGTGAAGTACAAAAGAAGTCATCCAGCTGTAAAAGACAGAATAAACGCAATGAACTCGTTATTGAGAAACGCTGAAGGATATATAAGATACTTTGTAGATCCCAAGTGTAAATACTTAATAAAAAGTTTAGAACGTTATGTATATAAACAGGATACACAGATACCTGACAAAGGAAAGTGGGACCACATGTTTGACAGTGCCACTTATGCTGTAGAGTATTTGTTTCCTGTAACCCGGGAAGTAAAGCCCGATAACACTAAAACATTTGGAGTATGGTAATGAACATAGAACATAGACATCCACTTTACGAGGCATATCTCGAAAGATGGCACTATTATAGAGCAAGTTACCTTGGTGGCTTCGATTATCGAAACGCTTCTTTGGGTATGTTAAGAAAATACTTGTTCGAGGATGATACACCGGGTGACCAGTATCAACAAAGGCTCGAATACACAGCCTTAGATAACATGACAAAACTAACTGTAGATACATACAGAAGTTTTTTATGGAGAGCGAAACCAACAAGAACTTTTGGATATTTACAAGATGATATCGTAATACGTAGATTTATTGAAGATGTAGATTTTTCAGGTAAAGATTTAGACGATTTCATGAAAGAAGCAAACGATTTAGCCACAGTATATGGTCACGTTTGGATCTTATGCACAAAAGGTCAAGGCGACGGTATCTTAACAAAAGAACAAGAAATAGAACAAGACATAAGACCTTATTTAAAAGTATTCTCACCAGAGGCGGTAGAAGATTGGAAATATCAGACTATGCCAAACGGTGCAGAAAAACTAACTTATGTTAAAACAAGAGAACACATAGCAGATGACACATTCAAGTATATTCAATGGACTAATGATGCTATCTACGTTTCATATGTAGAAGATGACAAAGTTATTGGAACAGAACAATATCCCAACACAATCGGAGAAGTTCCTTTTATCGTGCATTATGCTAACACAACAGACCAAAAAGGTTTAGGACATAGTGACATTGGTGATGTAGCAAAAATACAACAAGCGGTCATGAACCTTTTAAGTGAGAGCGAACAAAGTATTAGAATAAGCGGGCATCCAACACTTGTCAAAACAGGTGATGTAGGTGCAAGTGCAGGAGCTGGTGCTATCATCAATCTGGATAACACAATGGATCCTAATCTTCGTCCGTATCTTTTAGAACCTTCTGGAAGCAATGTAGATAGTATTATCAATATGATAACAGTACATGTAGAAGCATTCTTAAGAACAACACACTTGGGTGCTATCATGGCGGCAAGAGGCTTATCAGCAAAGTCTGGTGTAGCTTTAGCCACAGAGTTCGAAATGTTGAATACACGTTTAGCGGATAAAGCCGCCAAAATGGAAGCAACAGAATGGAACATATGGAACTTTTTCTGGAAGTGGAGTAATCAACAACCAGATGAAGATTTCAACATTGTATATCACAAAACATTTGACTTAAGAGATGAACATGCTGACCTAACTCTTTTAGAAAGAGCAAAGAACTTGGCATTAAGTTCAGATACATTTAATAAAGAAGTTGAAAAACAAATCGCAAAAATCGTTATCGAAGACGGCGATAAACTTGATGATATCTATAGAGAGATAGATGGACAGACAATGAGACATGACACTGTAACAGCAGAAACAAAAACACCACATATTCAAGAAATGATTATGGAAGGTTTGAGTGATGCACAGATGTTAGAGTTACACCCTGAAATCAATCAATCAGATATCGACACAGCGAAAGCTGAACTATTGGAGAAAAACAATGGCGTATAGTAACTTAAAGATGAAACAAGCCGGTACTAAAATGAGAGGGAAACCTTACAAGAAAAAGAAGAAGAAAAAGACCGGAGGTAAAAAATGATTAAAGCAAGATTTTATAATGACGGTGTATTTGTAGGTAATATGAAGTTTGAGGGTAATGAACCCAACCAAGTTATGATTAAGGCATGTGCCCCAAAGAAATGGACAACTTTAGAATACGCAGACACAGTTATTAAAAATAGCGAGGTTAAAAGAGAAATCTTATCAGAAACAAAAGCTGAAAAGCCTCGTAAAAAGAAGAAAGACCCAAAACCTGTTAAAGAAGTCGAAGAAATGATAGAAGAACTATCACTTGATGATGACGATGAAATAGCAGATGGCGTGGATCTGGACTTTCCTGAAGACAATATTCAGGAAGAATAAATACAATATATACTTTATAACAAAGGAAGGATTTAGGTATGACCGATATGACCGAAACAGCGGGTGTTGAACAAGTAGCAGATACTGGTGCTGATACTCCAAATAACAACAATGTTGAAAATAATAACCAGGATGAGCGTATCTTCTCACAGAAAGATGTAGATAAAATCGTTCAAGCAAGATTAGACAAGTACAAAAGACGCTTCTCTGACATTGACTTAAATGAATATAAAGCATTGAAATCTGCGGAAGAAGAACGTGAGTTAGAGGCGATGAAAAAGCGTGAGGAGTTCGATGGAGTACTCGCTCAACAAAAGAGCAAGTATGATACAGAGATATCTACGCTACGTCAAGAACTAACAGGACTTAAAGTAGATGGGACACTTTTAGCAACAGCATCACAGCGTAACGCTGTATCGCCAGAGCAAGTGGCACAACTATTAAAAGCTAATGTTGGTTTAGATGAGACAGGTCGTCCAGTCGTATTTGATAAAGATGGTAACATTCAATACGACCCTGAAACAGCAGAACCTCGCAAAATCGAGAGTTTCGTAAATGAGTGGTTGGATAATAATCCACACTTTTTAAGAAGCGGACCGGGCGGGGTAACAAGTAAAGGATCTACTGGTGAAGTTTCAAATGTGAAAGCATCGGTGGATTTAAACAGTTTAGATATGACCAACCCAGCAGATAGAGAAATCTATCGTAAGATGAAAGCTGAAGGAAAACTCTAAACATTTTTAACATTAAAGGAGCATTAGAATGGCTAATGAATATCTATCAGGCTTCTCTTTAGAAGGCCTCGTAACCCCAACAAAAGCGGCTACGATTTACACAGCACAAGAACAATCTTTATTCTTGTCTGGTCAAATCGTGCCTATCGTAAATGTGCCAGCTGGATCACAGTCAGCACAAGTCCCAGTACTCGGTGAAGTAACAGCAACAACTGTTGCATCAGAAACAGCTGGTGATTTATCTGCTGAAGTTATCGCAGATACAACAACAACTATTCCAGTAAATCTATACGCAGTACGTTCAGTTGTACGTGATTTAGGTGGCATCGACCCAGCAGAACTTGGTCGTGTTCTTGGAAACTCTGTAGCTAAAGCGTTTGACACAGCAGTTATGACAGACATGGCGGCTAACTTAACAGCTTCAACAACGGACTCAGTTCCTATGACTGGCAACTCAATCTTTGATGCAGTTGCACAAATCAGAGGCGCTGGTGAAATGGGTCAGCTATACGGAATCTTATCAACAGCAGAAGCGGCAAACTTAATGAAAAACTTATTTGCCAACGGTAACTTTGCAGGTGGTGACTTCCAAACAGAAGCATTAAGAAACGGATACGTAGGAACATACGGCGGAGTGCAAATGTTCCAGTCAGCTCTTGTACCAGCGGCACACTCAGGATTTATCTTTGGTGCTGATGCGGCAAGATTGGCTATGCAGAAAAATGTTGATATCGAAGTTCAACGTAGAGCGGCAGCAGTCGGCTTTGACGTAGTAGCTTCTATTCATGGTGGCGCTAAAGTTGTAGATGCAACTCGTGGCATTCAGCTAATCAACGTATAATATATAACAGTTATTTGTAGGAGATAGTAAATGGCACACGCACAAGACGATGATTTGGTAAAGATTGTTCCGGATATCTTTGACCATGGCGTTGATACATTCGACCCTGAACTAACACGTTCAACCGAAGATGTCAATCGCCGTATTAAAGCGGAATGGTGGTCACAAAGACGTGACCCTAAAAACTTTGTAGCTTCAAAGCTAAAGAGTTCTGAATGGGAACGTGTGACAATATACCATGCATTGGCGTATTACATTTTGCCAAGACTATCTAACTTTCAGGAAAATGATACTTTCCAAAGACAGATGATATTCTATCGTGAGAGATATATGGAGGAGTTCGCAACTGTAATGGCGGCGGGCTTCTTCTATGACGATGACGGCGACGGCGTCTATGAAGAGGCTGAAGTAGAATATAATCGTACAGAGAGGCTATACAGATGAGTTCAAGTAAGCGACAACTAATATTAGATGACGTAGTTCTTAAACTTAAAAGTATAAAATCTCCTCGTCTCGGTAAAGTATCACAAAAGCCTGAGGAGTTTTCCAGACTGGCACGTACAGCGTTTCCTTTTGTACTGGTAACAGTAGTGAGTGAAACAAAGGAAGATATCGCAATGGACAGTAGATTATCTACTCTCAATGTTGATATCAAAGTGACCTTAGATGGAAAAGGCAAAACCGAAAACGGCGAAAGTCAGATGACAGCTATCATCGAAGCAATCGAAGAAAAGCTGGAAGCTGACCGTAGTCGGGACGGCAACGCACAACTAACTGAACTATTAGAAGTTGGTGATGTATCAGCAACGGCACATCCACTAATATCACAAACATTGAGTTTTGGTATTCAATATACCTATCTCAAAGGTAACACTTAATAAAGGAGACCAGAAATGGCACAAACTATATTTTCAGGTTCTCAGGGTGCAGTCTATGTTGGTGACCATGCAGTAGCGTCTATCCGTAGTTTCTCTATCGAGGAAACTCAAGAGACTATTGATGCAACAAGCATGAACACAGCAGGCGTATCTTTTAGAACATCGAAAGCAACTTTCAAGTCATGGTCCGGCACTATCTCTGTTTATTGGACAACTAATCCACTAACATTAGACGGTTTCGGCGGCGATGCGGCACAAACACATATCGAAAACGGTATGTCATGGGCAACATCTAACCCATCACTTGACAACTCAACAGCAGTATCAGATGACGATGTATTCGGTCCTTTGGCACCAGGTAACACAGAAGTAACACTTCACTTCTGGCCATCAGGTGACGATAAAGGCGAACTTGGTTATGAAGGTAACTGTTTAGTAACAGGCAGAACTATCTCATCTTCTGTAGATGGTATGGTAGAAGCAGAAATCACTGTAACAGGCACAAGTGCATTGAAAACAGAGATTTCACAATGGACTGGCTTAATAGGCTCGTAAGCATGATTAAGGTCGGTATCAAATCGAAGGGCTTTCCCTTAGAGCGTAAAGTTAAGCGTATGGTAAATCAGATGCAAGATGATATGTTTGATGAGGTAAAAAGTTCTACGCCAGTTGATACCGGCCGAGCCCGTAAGGCCTGGAGACAGACATCTCAAGGAGCCAACAACGCTTTGAACTATGTTCAGTTTTTAGAAGCTGGTTCAAGCAAACAAGCGCCAGATGGCATGTCCGGGCCTGCACTAAATACAATAAAATCAAACTTAAGAAAAGGAAAATATAAATGAGTAAAGAGATTTTAGGCAAAGCAAAATCGCATTTTGCAGAAGTTATGAGTGGCGAACTCAAGTCTTTCTATATCGATGAATGGGACACAACATTCTACTATAAAAAAGGCACTAACTTTAAAAGCGAAGCGAAGGTTTTAGAACTCCAAAACGCTGGTAAAACCGGCGAAGCATTGGTTCAAATGATTATCAACAGATGTTTAGACAAGAATGGGAAGAGAGTATTCTCTGAACATAATCGTGCTGAACTTATGAATAGTGTTGATCCTAATGTACTTGTCAAAGTAGTCAATGGTCTGAATGATACAGACGATGATGACATGCCAGGTGGAGCTCCAACAGTGGAGAAAGCCTCAAAAAACTAAAAGCCGATAGGCAGTTATGGACCTTCTTTTATATCGCCGATAAGAGAGGTTGTAGTATGAAAGAAGTCCTTGAAATGGACTATACTGAACTCGCTTATTGGATAGCATATTATCAGGAGCAAGAAAACGATGGCAGACATAGACATCACGGTGGGGTTAAACGACCGAGCATCCCGCCACTTAAAAAACATCGATAGAGCGGCGAGTAGCCTGAAAAACACATTAAGGTTGGCGGCTGGAGCGGCCGCCGCTTTTGCCTCAGGAGCAGTAGCACGTGGTATCATCAATCAATATACACAGTTTGAAAGATATCGTACTGTTCTAACAACGTTCTTGGGATCGCAAACAAAAGCGAATGAAGAACTAAAAAGATTACAACAACTCGCTAATAATCTACCGCAAGATTTAGCAGACATCACAGAAGCATTTACAATCTTCTCTCGTTTCGGTTTAGATACAAGTGCAGAAAGTTTATCAGCATTCTCAAACATTGCAACAGCTAACGCTAAAAGTTTCGCACAACTTGGTGAAGCAGTAGCAGATGCACTAACAGGTGAGTTCGAAAGACTTAAAGAGTTTGGTATTAAAGTAGCAAGAGAGAATGACAAGTTCGTTGCACGTATCGGTGAAGACCAAGTAGCAGTAGCAACATCAACACAAGATTTAGTAAGACAGTTACAAGCACTTGGTGAAGAAGGTGGAAGATTTGGAGGCGCGGCAGCCGCCAACGCTGACACACTTAATCAAAGTTTTTCTAACTTATCAGGTGCAATATTCGAAGCAAGTGTGAATATAGGTGAAGGACTTCGTCCTGCTCTTAAAGGTGCAGTAGAAGACTTGACCACAATGATTAGACAAAATGAAGAACTTCAAAAGAGTTTAGGTGTAGGTTTAGGTGAAGCAATCAAAACATCAGCCGCAGGTATTAAGCTAATCGCAGATAACATTGAACTTGTTAAGAATGCCGCACTCGCATATTTAGGATTACGTTTCGCAAACGCAATCGTCAATCTAACAACTAAAGTATCATCAGCCGTAAAAGCAACACAAACACTTGGTGGTATGCTTGGCACAGTTATGAAAGTAGCTATGAGATTTATTACACCACTAAGGATTATTGGTGCAGTAGTCTTAGGTGCCGTAACAGCATTTCACTTTTTACAAGATACAATGTTTAATGTTGGTGACACAATGGCATCGTTTGGTGAAGTTGTTCAAGCGATTGGACAAATCATAGGTGATGTATTCGCAAAAGCATTTGCATTTGTCAAAGACATAGTTAAAGGACAAATAGAGAATGTTAAGAATATTATCGTAGCAGTGCCAGGAGTTATCACAGATGTTGGTAACAAGATTATGTCTGGCTTTCATCAAGCATTTAGTTTCGTAAGAGAACTTGTATTCAACGCTATCACAAGTGTAAGAAGTTATATCGCAGAAAGTTCATCGCCAGTAGCAGAAGCTATGAGGCGTGTAGCACAAGGCTTTAGAGACGGATTTAACAGAGTACTTAATACAGTTATCGCAAGTTTCACACAAATCAAACACATCGTAACACAACTACCAAGTTTCTTTGTAGGTGCATTCGATGGTGTAATGAGTGTAGCACAAGGGTTCGGTGATGCTATCGTTAAGAAGTTTAGTAACATCTTTGAAGCAATCAAACTCGCAGGTAGCTTTGAGTTTTCAGAAGCATATGCTAAACTTGGTGAAGACACCGGATTTAGTTTCGCAGAAAGTTTTAAGAAAGGTTTTGGTGATAGTGGTATCAATCTAATGGATACATCAGATATATTTGATGTAGATAGAATAACACAAGCCGGTGATGCTATCAAAGATACTTATGGATCAGCAAGTGCATTCGTCACAGGCGTGGCACTGCCAGCACTAACAGAACTAAAAGACATGACTGTAACACAAGCAGAAGTGTTATTAAATGATGTTAAAGGTGCTTATGAGGCAGTAACTAAAACAATAGAAAACAAGATTATAGCAAACAGAGCCGAACTTGAAGAAGCAGAAAAGCTAAACGATATGATGGATTATCAAGACCACATATTAAGAATAGCAAGTGGCTCACAAGAAGTATATAAAGAAAAAGTTGAAGAAACAACAGAAGTTATTCAACAAGGCACAGTAGCATTATCAGGATATGAAAAGTTTTTACTTCGTATCGGTAACAGTGCGTCGGCATCAGCCGCCGAACTTGGTTATGCTATGCAGGCAAAACAGCATTTCACAGAACAACTAACACAAGGTAAAATCTCTATTGATGTATATGCGGAAGCAATGGATAGATTAAATCGTATCTTAGGTGTTCAACAAAAATCAACAGAAAAAGTAACAAAGACAGTTAAAGAAAGCAACAAAGCAATCGTTGAAGATACCAAGACTGTAACAGAAATAATACAAGACAAGATAAACGGAATGTCTGGAAGTATATCAAGTACATTCACAGATGTTTTCTTAGGTCTAAAAGATGGCTTCACAGCATTAGAAGACATCGCTCTTTCTGTAGTCAAAACAATCGTCAATACTCTAATGGAAGAGTTTTTAGTTAAGCCTCTTCTTAAGAATATATCACAAGCAATCGGTGGTGCGTTTGGTGGCGGCATGGGAGGCGGTGGTCTATTCGGTGGAGGCGGTATGGGTTCTCTATTCGGACTTGGCTTGAGTTTCTTAACAGGTGGTTTCTTTGCAGAAGGCGGTAACGTCCCTACTGGCAGAAAGCCTATCGTAGTTGGTGAAAAAGGACCGGAACTGTTTCTACCAGGTAGAGCAGGACAAGTTGTCCCTAACACAGACTTAACAGGTGCTGACGCTGGTGATTTAACTATCAACTTTAATATAAACGCAATAGATACCCAAACAGGTACAGAGTTTATTGTAGAAAATAAACGTGTTATCACAGGAGTTATACAAGATGCATATAGACGCCGTGGTAGTGCAGGACCGTTGGGTTAAGGAGTAATAAATGGCAGTTTTAGCGGCATCTTTAGCAGTATCACAAGTATTCGTAAATAATCTTAACACTCTAACATCATCGACAGAGTTCATAAATGACAGTGCAGATTTCTTACCACAGTTACATTTAGATGCACCAAGTGATGTAGAAATCTTAAGAAAGTTTCCTTTTTTAACAACATTAAAAGCTATGGCAAACGCTTTAGAGGCATCAGGAGTCGTTGGTTCATCACAGCAGAACCCACATAGCTACGACAAATATACAATGGCAGAGAAAGTATTTGCTTATCTAAACACACATTTAGATTTCGCAACAGGTAAAGCACCAACAGTTATTCAGAACGCTTATGAGAGTGGTTACATCATGTCTCAAAAAGATTTCTGGACAAATACAAAAGGTCTTTATACTCTATTAGAAGATCCAGGATATGGTGCGGCATCAACGTCACTAACATCAGGTGGTCACCACTATGTGAGTAACCCAACAGCAACTTCTGTAACAACGCCAGCTAATACAGGTTCATATCACAGTGCGCCTATCACAGCGGCTTTCACTGGTGTGTTATCAACAAGTAGCTTTATAGATTATGCAGACTTTACAAATGATGGTTCAGTAGATTATGTAGATGTAGCAACAACAGGAACAGGTATCGATAGTGATGATATCGCAGGTCTATCATGGGAAGTTTCAGGTGTAAAAGGAACAGCACCAGATGGATCAGAGTTTGCACTAACTGGATTTGGTTTTCCTGTAAATATACCAGGACAAGCATTAAGAACATTTGGAACAAGAGCCGCCCCGATGACAGGAGCAAACATTGATATTCAAGCTGGCTTTACACTTTCTGATGTTCAATCAGATATATCATCAGGTGGTTATACAGGCACAGCCGCATTTGTCACAAAAACAAATATTCGTTTAGGTAACAGTTCAGCGGCAAGACAAGTCCCTATTTTACATTTTAACGCAAGTGCAGGCGTAACAAGTTATGCACGTTCAATGACTGGAACAGGTTCTGATGTCAATCCTGAGTTTGGTTTAGTAGCACCGCATTTTGCGGATCAATATTTAGAATGGTCTGGGCCTTCTTCTTTTCAAGCATTTGATATTCACTCAATGTACGCAACAGATGATAGTCAAATACCTTCTGGTGCAACAATCGATGCTATTGATAACTGGAACAGTTCAACTTATTTGGCTAACGCCCCAAGCGCCAGTATCGTATGCACAGACTTTTCAAGTAATGGTCAGCATCACGTAGATTATTTCACAGATGGCGGAGTAGAAACAGCATCACCGGTTCGTATCGCAATAAACAGTGCGGGTGATGGACTTGAGATGCAAGAGTATGCAAACATACGTGGATGGGGTATGCCTATCTATGGATTAAAGATTAAATATACACCAAGCGGTGGTTCTCAAGTAGAGAAAACATATCACATACCTTTTCACTATCTATGTAACTGGAGTTTAGTCACAGCAAGATGCACACCTGTAGTTAAGACTATCGGTGTAGGTGTAACAGGAAATATGACCGCAACTGTAGTAGATAAGAACTCTGCAAGTGTAGGTCTAACAGGTTATAAGACATGTGCCTCAATCGCAAGTATTACAACAGATAAAGAAGGTGCAGGATATGATAATGGACAAGCCATAACAGCAACGTTCCCGGTTCCTGATGGTCGTTTCTATAATCATATATATGGTGGTAAAGCACAGACTGGTAGAAGTAATAATAACAGAACTATTAAGAATACACAAGCGACAGCAACAATGACTGTAACATCTGGTAGAATAGCAAGACAAGTAGAAACAATCTATCATAGTACAGACTTCTTTGGATTGCCTGGAGCACACGATTATAGACAGCGTGGTTTCTTGGGTGCAGACTTTAACTATGAAAAAGACAACTTCGCAAGAAGATTTGTTTTGAATAGCGATAACAAAATAACATCTATCGATGCCAACAACGCAACACCTAATACAACTTTAGGAACAGATAGTTCGCCAGGATATGAATACGATATCAACTATTATCATGCCGCACAGAACCCACACGGTGTCAATACAGATTATGTAACACATACATTTGGATCTGGTGAAGCAGATGCAAGATACTTTTCTAAAGCAACAGGTAGTTTTGATGTAACAGTATCTGGTGGAGTAGTCACAGCTATTTCACCTCGAAGCAGAGATGATGCGGCTGGAACAGCAACACAAGGTGGTTGGAACTATGGAACAAGCAGTGATTATACAGAACTTGAGTTCTATCAAAATCCTGCTGTAACTTTTCCAAGTGATTATGTAGCACCTTTTGTTCATATTAGAACAACAGCAACAGCAGATAATAGTCAAGGTAATAAAGCAACAGTAGATATCACAGATGCAACATTAGAGTTTTATCATGGTAAGAATGTCCCTGATAACGCTTTCTTATATGCTATGGCACCAGGTGCAGGTGATAAAGCAATGGCAGTTCAACCTGATGCAGACTTTCAGTTAGATGGTGAATACTTTCAACGTAACTGGAGACCTTCTATTGATCCTGCAAGTGTAAGAATAAATGTAGAACGTCCGCTAATATCAACACAATCAAGAAGTCTTAAAACTAAAACAGTAGGCACAGGCGCACACAGAATGTCGTTTGAGTTTGAATATCCTGCAATGACACAATCAGAAGCAGAAGAAGTTTTAACTCTATTTGAAAAGTTTAAAGGCGGAACACAAGAGATACAGTTAAACATACCTAATCAAGCAATCAAACATTTAGGTGGTATTATTGAAGACCACTTTATTTCTCGTAAGCCAACTATTGTAGGTGGTGGAACAAAAGGTTCAACAGAGATTGTAGTAGATGGATTTCAAGACAGTGGTGCAACAAGTATTCCTGTAGATACATATTTCACTATCAATGGAACTAAAAAGATTTATAAAGTAGTAGGGACAACAGCGCCAAACAAATATGGTAGAGCAGAACTTCGTATCGAACCGCCTTTAGTGGATCATAGAAGTAACTTTAGATTAGATACAGATAACTTCTTTTCTTTACGTAGAGAATATTTTATGATAAGAGCGTTTGTAGAAGATACAACAATCGACTATACAGTAGATGCCGCAGGTATGTATAGATTGTCAGCTATTCGATTTAGGGAGAGTATCTAATGGCAAAAACGCTCAACGCTTCTACGAGTACAGAACTCGCTAAGGACAGTTTTAATATCGTCAATCTACTTGAGTTTCAAGGGATTGGTGGAGCAAGTGAGAGATTATATATCACAGATGCACCTGTAGATATTTTATACAGTTCTAACAGCTATCTTTCTGGGAGAGGAATGTTGGGAGTAAGCGACATTCAGGAAGAAGAAGACCTAAAGATTGAAAGTGTTGAGATTACATTAAGTGGGGTTGAGACCGCTAATGTAAAGTTATTTCTTGACTATGATTATATCGATAGAAGGGTTCTTATTCGTAGAGCGATTATAGGAGATGATTATGCTATCATCGGTGATCCTATTTTAGTATTCGATGGTCGTTTAGACCAACCAAAGATTATAGAAGATTTTAAGGCAGGTAACGCAACACTTGGCATTTCAGCAACATCACATTGGGCAGATTTTGAAGCTATCGCAGGGCGTCATACTAATGACAGTGAGCATCAAGTATTACACTCAGGAGACACATTTTTTCAGAAAGCAACAGAAACGCAAAAGGATGTAAAGTGGGGCAGAGAGTAGTAGATAGATGGGCAGAAGGCAAAGTTGGACAACCCTTTGTATGGGGAACTAACGATTGTCACTGGTTATTATGGGAGTTCTTAAAAATAAATGGTTGGAGCGATCCAAACAATATGGAAAAGCATCGTGGCAAATACACTGACCGTCACGGAGCTAATGAACTCGTAAAGACGTTAAATATAGAAAAAGAAGTAATAGACGCAGGATATAAACAAGTGAATACAAACAAGTTACAAGCTGGCGATATCTTAAGAGTACAGATGAAGAACTCTGCATATGACTTGTATATGCCTGTTATATATGGGAGAACAGTATTATGTGGAGATCCTATGAGCAAAAATATAGTTCAAAAAAACATGGATGAGTTTCAAAAATCTTATCTGGTATATAGGAGGGAAGTATAATGCCTCAAGTATTTGCATTCGCAACAGCGATAGGAACAGCAATAGGTCTAACAGGTGCAATCGCAACAATCGTTGGTGCAGTAGTTATAGTTGGTACAGTAGCTTTAGCCTCACGTGCTTTAAAAAGACAGAAATCAAAAAGACAACGTTCAGGTATATCAGGAACTTTAGTTACAAAATCTGGTTCAACAGCAAATATACCTTTAGTATATGGTGAGCGTAGATTGGCAGGACACAGAACATTTATTGGTTCAACGTCAGCAGGTGGTTCTAATAAAAATGAATATTTACATGTAGTAGAAACAATCTGTGAAGGCCCTATCGAAGGATTACAAGAAATATATTTCAATGATGAACTTGTAGCAACATCAAGTGACAATGGTGCAACGTTAGATTATACAGCAGGTTCAACAGATTATTCAGCAGTAGCAGGAGCAAAGTTCTTTGATGGATCACAATCAGCAAGAATATCCGGAACTGTTTTAGGACAAGCAATACACGGTGATTGGCCTTCAGGTGCAAAAGGATTAGAAACCTCATATATCTATCATGTTTTAAAATGGGATGATGATATCTTTGGAGGTGGTTTGCCAACTATTACATACAAGATTAAAGGCAAGAAAGTGCCGGCTCTTAACGCAGAGTATAACGCATCACTATCTTATTCAACTAACCCTGCAAGATGCATATATGATTTTTTGGTTAATCCTTCTTATGGAAAAGGGATACCAAAAGATTTAATCGATGCTAATGGTGGTAGTTCATCGTTTGGTTCAGCAGAAACATACTGTGCCCAAACAGTAAATAAAACAGCAAGTGATAGCACACAAGTTACAAGATATTCATGTGATGCATTTATAGAAACAGATGAAAGTTTATTAGAGAACCTTGAAAGTCTTCTAACAACTTGTAGAGGTGGTCTAATCACTGGTGACCAGTATAAGCTAATATTAGATAGACCTGCAACAGCATTGACAACAGTACTAAATGATGATAACATAGTAGGTAACATTACATTTTTACAAGCTAACAAAAGAACGTTATCTAACGCAATGAGAATAAAGTTTCCGTCAAAAGCAACAGAGTTTAACTATCAAGAAGATGTAGCTATCATAGAAAGTTCAACGTTACAAGGTGCAACATATGATGGCATTAAGTTACAACAAGAGATTACATTAGAACATACAACAGATCCGGATATGGTTAAAAGAATAGCAACAGAAGAAATAAATCAATCTCGTCAATCTGGTATATTAGAAATAGAAGTCGATCCAAGTTTGATTGATTTAGAAGTAGGTGATGTAGTCAAGTTCTCGAATACAACTTTAG